CCTTCTTTTCTTGTCCATGCTGCTGTTTTCTTTTTGGTAGCCATTAGCGCATCCTTGATGCGGCAGCGTTATCCACCAAGTTTGGGTATGGTCGTCCAGCCTTCTTGGCACGGGACTTGGCTGCCGCCTTCTGTGAGGCGGTCAGCGGTGTTGAATTCTTTTTAGGATTCTTAGTATCCCAAAACTTTTTCTTAGCAGCCATTATACGCCAGTCCAATAATCGTATCCACGCTTGCGGTAGATGGCTCTTGAACCATTGGCGTTTCCTGATTTAATTTCGTCTTTGTTACGCAGTTGTCGTTTGCGTGGCATAGCGTTATCATAATAGGATTGTGGTGGGTTTGGTAATTCTATGGCTGGTTTGCGATTTTTGGGTCTAGGTCGTGTGTATTCTTGTTCAGCGTAACTATTATAAGAATCAGGATGCTGTTCTTTATATTTACGCTGTTTCCTAGAAACTTCGTTATCAGCCATTACTTTTTCTTTTTCTTAGACTTTGGCTTCATCTTGGCGGCAGCCTTCTTGGCTGCTGCCATACCTGCTGGAGTGTACGGGTATTCTTTTCCACCTACTTTTGGCATTATTTTCTCACTACTTTCATTTTGTTTTGTTGTTTCCAAATATTAGCCAACATCTTTTCGGCAACAGGTTGCCAATCTCCAGCAGCAAAATAATCTTGGATATCAGATTCGCTAATAGCATCAATCATTGCACTAGCGTACTCTTTCGGGGTACGGTATTGCCGTGACAATTGTCTCATCTTTGGGGTGATGTGTTCCTTCTGGAGATACATCCTTGCACCCTGTTTAACCTCAGCATCACCTGATGGTTCGTACTTCTCTTCTGATTCTTTATACATCTTGGTGGTAACGCCCTTCTAGTTCGTCATAATCAACATCATACTCAAATTTCTCAAACTGCCTAAATAGAACCCTGAGAAAAAAGATGACCCCCAAGATTGTCCCTATTGCGGAACCTAGAATTGTTACCATTGTTTCAATCATACTGTCCATGCTGTAATTGTATCAGTTACTGTCAACCATCACCAAAGGTGATGGTTCTATCCTTTGTTATCTACTAGTCGCCTTGTCGCTAAGGCTCCAAGGCACAGTTATCCTTACCCCCCCTGTAGTCCCCCCCTACTATAAGTTCCCTGTTCCCTAGACAAGTACAATACAAGTTCAGGGAACAGCAAGGACAATAGTAGATGGCAGAAATATTAGACACCCGACAAGAACAGTTTCTAAACTGGTTGTGCACACCCGCAAGCGGTCGTGCTCCAGCCAGTCAAACAGCCTATGCTAAAGAAATTGGTGTTGATGAAACAACGCTACGCCGATGGAAAAACAAGCCCGTGTTCAAACAGGAATGGAAGCGTCGCATAGAGGAACTACAAGGTTCCCCTGAACGCACTCAGCAGTTGCTGGATAATTTGTTTGCCCGTGCTCTTGATGGTGATAATAATTCTGCTAAATTGTATCTTCAGGCTACTGGTCGTTTGGCTCCTGTGCAACTTCAGGTTGAACATAAGGGCAGCGTCAGTGAGTTGTCTGATGCCGAGTTGGAGGCTATGATTGCATCTACCGCACAAGCGGAACACGAGTTGCGCAAAGAACTAAAAGCGCTTTAGAGAATTGGATTATTGATGGCTGCTCCAGCAACTATGAATTTAAGTTTTGTGCGAGGTGACACGGAAGTGATTGTTGTCACTATCACAAATGATGGTACTGCACCTGTTAATATTACTGGTCGTACTTATCGTGCGCAGATTCGTAAGACGAAAGATGCTACGGCGTATGTTTCTTTTAACTGCGCTGTAACTGATGCTGCTAATGGTGTTGTCACACTCACTCTTAGCGCTGCAAACTCATCCAATTTGGATGCTGGTATTTCTTATTGGGATTTTGAAGAAGCAAACGGGGCGATTGTTACTACTATTTTAGCAGGTACCGTTAAGGTTCTTGCGGATGTTACGAGGTAGTTATGGCTAATACAACTGTAACCGTTATTATTGATGAGGCTATTACTGTAGCCGCTACTGGTACGGTTGGTCCTACTGGACCAACGGGTGCTACTGGTCCTACGGGACCAACTGGACCTACTGGTGCTACTGGAGCGACTGGTGCAGCAGCGACAGTTGCTGTTGGAACTGTAACAACTGGTGTTGCTGGTTCTTCCGCTACTGTAACCAATGCTGGCAACACTGCTAACGCAATTTTAAACTTTAGTATTCCAAAGGGTGATGCTGGTGATGCTGCCACTGTGACAGTTGGCACAACAAATACAACTGCTGCTGGTTCGGCAGCAAGTGTAACAAATGTTGGTACCTCTGCCGCTGCTATACTTAACTTTAACATCCCTAGAGGTGATACTGGTGCGACTGGTCTTACGGGCGCAACTGGTCCTCAGGGACCAATTGGTTTAACTGGTCTTACTGGTGCAACAGGTCCTACTGGTGCAACAGGAGCAACTGGTCCGCAAGGTCCTATTGGAGTGACTGGCGCTACTGGTCCTCAGGGACCGAAAGGTGATACAGGCGACACGGGTCCAATAGGACTGACTGGTCCAACAGGACCAACAGGTGCCACTGGACCGCAAGGTCCACAAGGAATCCAAGGAATCCAAGGTGATATTGGTCTAACAGGTGCTACAGGTCCTGCTGGACCAACAGGGGCAACTGGTCCAACAGGTGCTACTGGTGCTGGAGTTGCTTCTGGAGGAACGGCTGGACAAGTATTATCCAAAATAGATGGAACTAACTATAATACCCAATGGGTAAACCAGTCAATTCCAAACTCACAAGACGATTATTTTGTCCTCGCTGGACAAATCTTCAATTAAGGAACAAAGGACATATAGTATATGGCAACATTTTCAAAATTAACCCTACAACCTGCTGGAACAACTGGAACTGGATTGGCAACATTGGTTGCCGCTACGGCAACTCCAGGAACAGCAGTTCATACCGCATCAACTGTTTCAACAACTATTGATGAGGTTTGGATTTATGCTTTCAATTCTAGTGCATCTAGCGTAAAGGTAACCATTGAGTGGGGTGAAACAACAGCACCTAACGGTCATATTGAGTTCACTGTTCCTGCTGAAAACGGTTTATATGCAATGATTCCAGGATTGCCAATTCAGGGCAACGCTACCCCTAAGGTTATTCGTGCATTTGCTGGAACTGCAAATGTTATTACAATTCATGGTTTTGTAAACCGAATTACTGCTTAAGGCATTTATGCGTTCAGTTGAAAGAGTTTTTACTAATCCAAGTATTGTGGATTGGGGTAAAAGAGTTTTGGTAACCCCAACATTAGCCATGGATTTTCTGTTGGTCGGCGGCGGTGCAGGTGGCGGGAACACTGGTGGTTATGGTGGTAGCGGTGGCGGTGGTGCGGGCAAGGTAGAAACAGTTGACGGTTATGCAATACCCAAGTCATCAACTGCATGGAGTATTGCTGTCGGTGCTGCTGGTGGTTCAACGGGTTCTGGTAACGCAACTATTTTGACATTCACTCCTGCAAATAACTGGGCAACTCGTTACGCACAAACGGCTGTTGGTGGTGCTGCTGGAAGTGGCAGTGCTGGTGCAACTTCAGGTAACGGTTTTGGAGGTGGCGCTGGAAACAACGCCGCTGGTGGCGGCGGTGGCGGTGCTGGCGCTGCTGGCTCAGCAAACTCTGGAACCAAAGGTGGAGACGGTGGTTCTGGTATATCAAATACCTACCGAACTGGTTCTGCTGTATTTTATGGTGGCGGTGGCGGTGGAGGTTGTCAGCAACAATCAGGTGGTCCAGGTGGCGCTGGTGGAAACGGCGGAGGTGGTGCAGGTCGTAACGACAATGTTGGTCCAGGAAACCCTGCAACAGCAAACACTGGTGGTGGTGGCGGAGGTGCAACTGGAGGAAGCGCAGGTGGAAACGGTGGAAGCGGAATTGTTGTTGCCCGTTACTTAACCGCAAATGCTAATGGTTTTACTGTTTCTCAAACAAATGGAACTACAACAACAGTTGGTTCATATACTGTTATAACTTGGCTTGCTACTGGCACGCTTACTGTGAACTAAGGGATTATTGTGGCTCATTTTGCTGAATTAGATAACACAAATACTGTTTTGCGTGTTTTGGTTATT